GGTTCAAGTACATATACAAGAGAAATTAATGGATATTATGAAAATAATGGTTATTATGTTTTATGTGGATTAAATGTAAGACCTTATATATTACCAGAAAAGTATGACTAGAACTGAACGACAACGAGAATCTGTAAAGAAATGGTTAGCTCTCAAAGGTAAAGGAACTATTGTAGGAAGTACAGGATATGGCAAAACAAGATGTGCTTTGACAGCAATTAAGGCTTTATTAAAGAAATATCCTCAATTTAGGATTCTTGTTGTCGTTCCAACTGAGGCTTTAAAAGTTCAATGGTTAGGTCATATAGATGAATGGGGATTTCAGTTTAATGTAGAAGTAGTTATTATTAATACTTGTATTAAACATTCTTGGATGTGCGATATGTTAATAATAGATGAAATACATAGAACTGGAGCTGATGAATTTAGTAAAGTATTTCAACAAGTTAAATATAAATTAATTTTAGGACTAACAGCAACTATTGAAAGACTTGATGGTAAACACGCTCTTATACAGAAATATTGTCCAGTAGCTGATGAAGTTTCTACAATAGAATGTTTAGTAAACGGATGGATTTCTCAATATAAAGAATATCAAGTTCTTATAGATGTTGATAACATTGATTATTACAAATCTCTACATACAGAATGGTTGAAACATTTTGAATTTTTCCAATTTGATTTTGGTTTAGCTATGTCAATGGTTAGAAAAGGAGAAGGTTGGAAAAATAAATTAAAGTATAGAGATGAATTATATAAAGGGGATGATGAAAATATGAAGAAACAAGTTCTTCAATCTATTAATTATCATTCAGCAGAGTTTATGAGAACAATGACTGCTAGAAAATCTTTTATATATAATCATCCAAGAAAAGTAGAGGTTGCTAGAAAAATAATAGAAGCTAAACAAGGTTCTAAAATTATAACTTTCAGTAATAGTGTAGAAATAGCAGAAAGCATAGAAGGAGGACAAAATGTTTATACAGGAAAAACTTCTAAAAAGAAAGGAAGAGTAATGTTAGAAGATTTCATAACAGGAAATATAACAACATTACATTCTTGTAAAAAACTGGATGAAGGTTTTGATTGTCCTGATGCTTCCGTTGCTATAATTTTAGGATTTGATAGTTCTGAAACAAAATCTACTCAAAGAAGAGGACGTGTTGTTCGTAAATTTGAAGATAAAGTAGCTGAAATATTTTATATAGTTCTTAATAATACTCAAGAAACTAAGTGGTTTAAAGATTCTCATTCTAAAACTGACAACTATATAACTATTGATGAAAAAGGTTTGGACCAAGTGTTAAAAGGAGAAATTCCTACTACAACTGTTCAAAAACCACGAGAATTAATGTTTAGATTTTAATCTTATGGAATCAGACGAAAAACAAGAATTTATAATAATGCTTTTAATAGAGAATAGAAGCTATTCATCAAGTGATAAAAAGAATGCTTATTATAAGCATTTGAAAGAGCATTATAATATAGAAAAGTTTAATAAGAGATACATGGAATTACTAGATAAATTTATGAAACCCTATGCATTGAATAACGCAGAGAAATCTGAATAACCCAATTAGCAGCTAATACTTTAAAGTATGCTGTGAAATATTTAAATCATAACCTTGAGAATGAATTAATTTTAATGAGAGATTATGCTATAACTCCAAATGAATTATATGCTGCCAAGGTTATTTTATTAGCCCAAGATGGAGAATATGATTATCTCCAAAAATTTGTTCAAGTATGTTACTTAAGATCAATATTGATAAGATTACAGGACAAAGGAATTATTTTAAAAACTTATAAATTGCCTAAAGAAGGTGATAAATCTATCTTTGTTCCTGAAGATGTTCCCTTCAATCAGAATTTTCTTAAAAAGTTTTATAGAAGTGCTTATGAAATGGGAGAGGAGTTATTTTATACTTATCCCCAATCTTGTGTAGTTAATAGTCAACTATTTAATTTAAGAACTATAAGTCATAAGTTTAATTCTATGGAAGAAGCTTTTGCTAAATATGCTAAACAAATTAAGAATAATCCAGAAATTCACCAAGAAATATTAGAAGATATTAAATGGGGAATTGAAAATGGATATAACTTTACCACACTTGATAGATTTATAGTAGATAGAGCGTGGGAAGCATTAAAAGCTTTTAAAGAAGGTAATTCTATTAATATTAATCTTGAGTCAACACAATTATTATAATGAAAAAATATTTAGTAAAATTCACTACAAAAAGTGGAGATTATGATAAAGAATGGTGTTACGCCACTAATGAACTAGATGCAGAAGAAAAAATCCAACAAGAGCATTGGAATATAGCAAGAATTGATTCAGTACAAGAATTATGACAATAGCTGAATCTCTTCTTAAGGAAATTGATATTGGTAGAGAAGGTAGAGCACAAGGCTATTCTATGGGTTTACCTAAACTTGAAAGTATTGTTGATGGAGTAACTAAAAGAACTATGACTGTTCTTGCTTCAGGTACTGGTCAAGGTAAATCAAGTTTTATTTTATATTCTTATGTATATCGTCCTCTAATGGAACATTTGGAGGATGACAACTTTTATGTCTCTTATTTTAGTTTGGAGATGCCTGCTACTGTAGTGTTTTGTAAACTTCTTTCTACATATATATTTGAAAAATATGGAAAAGAACTTTCTATTAAAGAAATTCTTTCCAGAAAGAAAGACTATATATTAAGTGATGAAGACTATCAAATTGTAATAGATAGTATGGAATGGCTTAATAAAATAGAAAAGAAAATTCATATATATGATAAATCTCTTAATGCTGATAAACTTTACGCTATTCTAATGCAAAAGTTAGAAAAGTTTGGAAAATTTACAGAAACAGAGAACAGAAAAATTTATAAACCAGATAATCCAGACTTATTATATGAAGTAATTATAGATCACGTAGGTCTATTAAAACCTTCTAATGGACGTAATAAAAAAGGAGAAATTGATACAGCAGTAGCTTATCTTATTACCTTAAGAAATATGTGTAATATTTCTCCAACTTTGATTCAACAAATTAATAGAGAACAAAGTAATATCGAAAGATTTAAAGCAGGTAGAACCGGAATTCAATTAAGTGATTTAAAAGAAACTGGTGATACTACCGATGCAGCTGAGGTTGTTATTGCTTTATATGGTCCAAATAGAGACAAACTAAATAGTTATAGAGGATATGATGTAAAGAAATTAGGAGACCATATTAGAATGATTCAAATTCTTAAAACAAGACTTGGAGAAGCTGATAAGGAAATAGCTGTTAATTTCCATGGAGGAATTAATGTTTGGGCAGAATTACCTTTACCTAATGATATTTATGACTATAATAAGTATCTAACACCAGATTATTTACTAAATAAAGAAGATGAAGATGAAATAGAAATTAAAGAAGATAATACTACAAACAATAAATTTAAATTACTGATTTAATATGGCTTGTGAAACTCTGTGTATTTACGGAGAATCAGGTACTGGTAAAAGTACAAGTTTGAGGAATATGAATCCAGAAACTACTTTTATTATCAGTACAACTGGTAAACCTCTCCCATTTAGAGCTTGGAAAAGTAAATATAAGAAATTTACTATTAATAAAGAAACTAAAGAAATTTCTGGTAATTACTATATTCAGTCTAATTGGGAACAAATTCTTAAGATTTTAAAGATTATCAACACAAAAATGCCTCATATTAAAACTGTTGTTCTTGATGATATGCAGTATATATTAAGTTATGAGTTTGTTGATAGAGCTACCGAAGTTGGTTATACTAAGTTTAGTGAATTGGCTCAACATCTTATGGAAATCTTAAGATATTCAGAACAAATGCGTGAAGACTGTACTATGTGTTTCTTAACTCATAGTGAGAATGTTGGAACGGAAATTGATCCTAAGTATGTTATTAAAACTGTTGGAAAGCTTCTAGCAGAAAAAGTAACTTTGGAAGGTCTATTTACTTATATCTTCTGCACTAAAGTAGAAGAAGGAGACGATGGTAAGATGCAATATAAGCTGATTACTAATAATGATGGTAAGTGTCTTGCTAAGACTCCTATGGATATGTTTGAAGATATGGAAATCGATAATGACTTAAATGCAATTCTTAAAGTCATTAAAGAATATAATGGTGAAGAGGAAGAAGAATTATAATGGAATTAGAAATTCAATCAGCTAAACTTATTCTGTCTATTGTTGATAAAGAGACAGGAGAAATTATTACTAGAGAAGCTACTCTAGGAGATTTTAAGGAAGTTAAGAAATCCACTTCTACTACTACAAGAACACGTAAACCAAAGGATGATGGAGATCCTAATCCTAAAGCAACTTTATTAGAAGGTAAGATTCAGTTGAATAATGCTGCAATGGAATTAACTGGATGGGAAGCTGAAATGAAGATTGATATTCGTTTCAACAAAGAAGGTAAAAGGATTACTCCTATTTTGCTTGAGGATTTATCTAAGGGTAATAGATTAACTAAGACTAATACTATTAGCTGTAGAGGTTCTAAACACGATAATCTTGCTGAATATGGAACTGTATTTGATGTAGTTCCTTATGAAGGTAAGGATGGCTGGTTTAAACTTGTAGGTGATGCTCCTGAAAAAGAAGACGATACTGTAGATATTCCTGAAGAAATAGCTAATCCTTCTGATGAAGATTTAGATGTCGATGAAGAAGGAGTAGAAGCAGCAGATATTAGTTTTGATCTTGACATAGACTAATATAGATACTTATGATGGTACTATGTAATGTACTAAATTTTAAAATGTATTAATGAATATGACAAATTTTAGTTTTAATGGTTTAAATGAAACTTCTTTTACAAACAATGGTCCTCAGTACCTTCGTCCTTATGATATTTACGAGGTAAATCTTACAAAGATTGAGCAAACATCTTTAAAAGGTAAAGATGGTACAGAATATCCTGTAATTGCTATAGAATTTACAGGTTGTGGAGATCAAACAGGAGTTTATAATCATAACTTGTTTATTCCTAATAAAGACGAAGATTTTGAAAGAAGAACTAATGAAACCAGTGGAGCTAAGTATCCTTCTGCTTTTGAGCAGTTCCAATATACTCTTATGCAGTTAACTGAAGTTATTAATCCTAAGGGAGCTGCTAAGATTAAAGAAAACGCATCCAAGTTAAAGAGCATGGAGCAATTTATTGATCTTATCATTAAAGCTCTTTCTGGAAAGACTGATGTTAAGTTCTTTTTAAAGTTGGTTGGTCGTGTACAGAATAATCAGACTTTCTCAACTCTTCCTAGTTCTTGTGTACTTGGTAAAGATGCTAAGCCTGAGACTAAACCTTCTGCTTTGAACTTTGTTTCTCTTGATAAGAAACTTCTTAACTGGAGTAACTATGAGTTAACTCAAATGAAGAAATATCAGGAGGCTAAACCTACAGCTATGAAAACTAC